TCATCAAACCCTTTAACACAAAATATGTACAACTTGTTTAAAGATAAATTAAAAGAAGCAAGATTTGTAGATGCAACTGAAGGACAAAATACAGACCCTTCTAAAGGAATTGCTGATGTTACTCTTTCAGATACATTTATTAACTCAAGGTATTAAACATGGCTAGAGTTGCCGCACAATTAACCAACTTTACAGGTGGAGAATTTTCACCAAGATTAGATGGTCGTAATGATCTAGCAAAGTATACTTCAGCTTGTAAGACTTTAGAAAACTTTGTGATCTATCCTCATGGATCAGCAGCAAGAAGATCGGGTACACAGTTTGTATCAGAGGTTAAAGATAGCTCTAAGTCTACAAGACTGATTCCTTTTGAGTTCTCTACTACACAAACTTATATGTTAGAGTTTGGAGATCAATACATCAGATTCTATAAAGACAATGGTCAGATCTTATCAGGTGGATCTGCTTATGAAATTAGTACACCTTATTTAGAAGCAGAACTTTTTGAATTGAAGTATGCTCAATCTGCAGATGTCATGTATATCTGTCATCCTAATCATGCTGTTAGAAAGTTATCCAGAACAGGTCATACGTCTTGGACTTTAACTGAAGTTGAATTTACTAATGGTCCTTTTTTAGATCATAATATTACCACAACCACAGCCAATCCTTCACATAAAGATGTAGGTCAAACCACAACTGTTACCTTTTCATCTACGACAGGAATTAATGGAGGAGCAGGTTTTACTTCAGACGATATTGGTAGACTAGTTCATATTAAAGATGGTCATTTTGAAATTACATCTATTACCAGCACCACAGTCGTTGTTGGAACAGTGATTGTAGGTTTAGGGATTAGTTCAACTGCAACTGAAGATTTTGCATTAGGTGCTTTCTCAGATACCACAGGTTATCCAACTTGCGTAACCTTCTTTGAACAACGATTAGTTTTTGCTGGAACAAAGTCTCAACCTCAAACGATATTCTTTTCTAAATCAGGTGATTACGAAAACATGGATGATGGCTATCATGCAACAGTCGCAGATGATGATGCCATTGTTTACACTATTGCATCTAACCAAGTAAATGCCATCAGATTTATGACCGCAACAAGAACACTCATTATTGGAACAGCGGGTGGTGAGTTTACAGTATCAGGAGGTGGAACAGATATTGCCATTACTCCAACGAACATTCTCATTAAGAAACAATCTAACCATGGTGCAGCGAATGTAGATGCTATTGCTGCAGGTAATGCCACATTATTCTTACAACGTGCTAAAAGAAAATTAAGAGAACTAGCTTATAACTTTGATGTAGATGGTTATCTTGCACCTGACATGACGATTCTTGCCGAACATATTTCTGAAGGTGGAATTACACAAATGGCATATCAACAAGAACCTAATTCTATTTTATGGTGTGTTAGAGGTGATGGTCAGTTAATTGGTTTTACTTATCAAAGAGATCAACAAGTCACCGCATGGCATAGACACGTCTTTGGTGGATCATTTAATAGTGGTCAAGCCGTATGTGAAAGTGTTGCGGTAATTCCAACTGACGATTCTGAATATCAAGTCTGGGTCATTATTAAGAGAACCATAGATGGTTCAACTGTACGATATGTAGAATACTTAAATAACTTTGATTTTGATGAAACCGATGACACGTCATTTAATTTTTTAGATTCACAATTAGAATATGATGGTAGTGCAACCACATCTATTTCAGGACTAGATCATTTAGAAGGAGAAGAAGTGGCGGTCTTAGCAGATGGTGCAACTCATCCTAACAAAACTGTTAGCTCTGGATCTATTACCTTAGATCGTTCATCTCAAAAAGTTAAAGTAGGTTTACCTTACACTTCACTCTTGCAGACGATGCGATTAGATGCAGGTTCTCAAGATGGAACATCACAAGGAAGAACCAAAAGAATATTTGATGTCACCATTAGGATGTATGAGTCTATTGGTGTAGAGGTAGGACCAGACTTAAATAATATGGAACGAATACCTTTCAGATCATCAGCAGATGAAATGGATCAAGGAATAAGCGTTTTTACAGGAGATAAAGAAGTGGAGTTTAGGGGTAACTATGAAACGGATGGGTTTGTGTTCGTAAGGCAAACACAACCTTTACCTTTAACGATTTTATCGTTATATCCTAAATTACAAACCAATGACTAAACAGATACTACATATAGTGCCATATACAAAAGATCATGGCATATATATACTATCACAGCAAATGAACCATGTTCTCATGGATCAAGATGCTGGTTTTGAAGGAGACACGATGAACCTAGAAGAACAAGGTTTAGCTTTTACAGGATTGATTAATGATGAACCTATCTTTGCTGCAGGAATGAAACCGATTTGGAAAGGTGTAGCCGAAGGTTGGGTACTAGCAACTGCTAAGGTCTGGAATCATCCTTTGCTTGTAGCTCGTGCTATTAAAAAAGATTTTGCTAGAGTTGCAAAAGCACATGGATTATGGAGAGTGCAAACTGCGGTAAGATCTAATTTTGAAAAAGGTTTAAAGTTTGCTAAATGGTTAGGTTTAAAGGATGAAGGCGTTATGATAAAATATGGTTTTGATGGAACAGACCACAACAGATATGCGAGGATATTCTAATGGGTTGGGAAGCAGCAGCAGTAGGAGCATTAGGATTTGCACAGTATAAACAACAAGGTGCGATTGGTAGATATAATCAAAGAATACAAGAAAGAAATGCACAGGTCGCAGAACAACAAGCTGAACAATTAGATAAAAAATTAGAATTTGATATTGCACAATTTAATAAACAATTTGAACAATTACAAGGACAGACTGAGGTTTCATTTTCAAAATCTGGTGTAGTTGCGGGTGAAGGAACAGCAGCTAGAATAGCGATTGCTAATTTAATTGAAGCTGAAAATCAAAGAGAGATAATGAGATATAATTCAGAAGTTGCACAAGCACAAAAAATTGAAGAAGCTAACTTTGCAAGAATGCAGGGACAACTTGCTAGACAAGAAGCTAAACTTGCACAAATACAAACAATTTCTCAAACAGGAACATCTTTATTAAAGATGAGAGGATAATATGCCAAGAATACCTACATACACATCAACTGGTACAATAACAGAACAAACTGGTTCAATTAAATCTAATATTAAAGTTTCACCTTTTGCAACCCCAGCAGGAGCATTACAAGATGTTTCTAATTTTGTAAGGGATGAATATATAAAAGAAAAAAAATTAGAAGCAGATAATAAAGCCACTCAAATATTAAATGATCTTTACACAGATCAAAAAGATCAAAATGGAAATGTTATTCAAAAAGGATTGATGACAATTCAAAGTGAAACAAAAAAAAATCCAAATCCAAATGATGCTTCTTCTGTTCACGATCAACAAGTTAATGGTTTATTTGAGTACGCAAAAAATTCTAAATTTCAAAACTTAGATAACTTTACAAAAAAAGCATTAGAAAAAAAATATTATGCAACAGCAGGTATATTAAAAGTTAAAGCTCTTGAAGGATCTCGTTTAACTCAGATTGATGAAGCAAAAAATATAGATGAAGATTTAGTTTCAAAAGAAACTTTAATTTTAAAAGAAGTTGGTCCTTCTTATATACCAGTTTATAAAGATAAAATTTCTAAAAGAATAAACAATAATCCAAAGTATGATGAAGGTGTAAAAAAAATATTAAATGATGCTTACTTAAAATTTGGTCAAGATAGTTTAGCTTCATCAATGTCTACTAACCAACCTTTTGCATTTAAAGATGCAGTTAAAAAAGGACAATTTGATTTATTAAAAACAGAAGATGTAATTAAATATTCAGCCGAAGCTGACAAACAAATCAAACTTAGAAAGTTTCAAGTGTTAACTGGATCATTAAATTTATCTCCTGATGATGCTCCTAATAAATTATCATTAGCTTATGATGAAATTAAAAAAGGAACTTTTGGAGGAAATAAAGAATTACAAAAATTATATCAAGGATTAACTCAACAAGAGAAAATAGAATTTAATACGTTCTCTGCAAAAAAAGCAAGAGAGATGAAATCAGATATGCAGTTTACAATTCTTGCAAACAATCAAATTGCTAAATTTGATGTTGCTCAAAAATCAAAAGAAGCAATTAATCAAATGAATAAAAAAAAAGGAATCTATCAAAAACAAATAGATGAATTATTTGGTGATACTCCTGCTATTGTAGAACAATTTAAAACATTAAATGAAAAATATATTAATAAAGAAGCCGATAAAATAACTTCATTTGATAAAAATGAATCTATTATTAAAATGATTATTAATGACAATATTAATACCATAACAGATAAATTTTTATTAGATGGGGAGACTCAATCTAAAAGTATTGTTGAAAGGGTAGGTGAAAGTTTAAACACGAAAGATTTGCAATATCTAAATAATCTTTTTTCAATATCCAATGAAGATGGTTTTAAAGATAATCATAAAAAGTTTTTTGATTTTTTAAATACATTTAAGTATCAAATATCTGGACCTATAGCATTACAAGATCTTGATGATACAAAAGAAGAAAGACTAAGTAATTTTAAATACATTATGTACAATAGATATATAAAAGCAATTCAAGAAGGAAAGTCTCCCAATGATTTATTAGAAACAACAAGTGAAGATTTTATCGCTAAAGATATTAAAAAATTTATTCCAGATTCAAATTTTATTTTTAAAAATGTTGTTAGAAAAATAAAAAAAGAAAAAGGTGTACAAGATCAAATTCTTCCACCTAAAAGAAAACCAAATCAAACGACAAAAGAATATTTAGAATCTAAAGAATATAAAAAATTCTTAAAGCAAAAAGGAATGTAATGCCTACTATTGCTGAACAAGTACAAGATTTTGAAAAAGCTGGATTTTCAAACGAAGAAATAGAATCTTTTAAAAAAGAAAAAATAATTGAATTAGAAAATGCTGGGTTTAATGACAATGAAATTTTAAAAGAGTTTGGTCACAAACCATTAAATAAAAAACCTATCTATGATTATTGGGATGAAGTTGTATTTGAAATAAGAAATGAAAAACAATCAGTATACGATCAATTAAAAGAAGTAGAAGCTACCAATCCTGATAACGAAACATTAAAAGAAAAATTAGTTGGTCAAGCATTTGAACCTTTACAATATTGGAAACGAGGATGGGGTGGTGGAATTTATGATCTTCATAAAGCATATACAGGAGATGGAATAACACCAGAGCTTTATACAGAACCACAATTTGATGATACAGGAATTATAGAAAGAAACATTCAAAATATAGCAACTATTATTAAAGATCTTCCTATATATGCAGTAGGTTCTTTACCAGGAATTTTTGCAAGAAAACCAGGTCTTGCAGTTGCAGGAGCAGGTTTCTTTGGAGGTAGTTTAAGACAAACATATTTAACTGCATTAGAGAATGGTGAGGTAAATAGTTTTTCTGAATGGTTTGATGTTTTTACTAAAGAAGGAATTAAAGCAGGAGCAAAAGAAGCAGCTCAACTTTATGCAGCTTACAAAGTTCCAGGACTTATGGGTAAATATGGAAAGGGATTTATTCCTAATTTAATTGGTCAAGTTACTGGGTTTGAAGCAACGGGTGCTTTAATTGAAGGAAAGTTACCAAGTAAAGAACAGATTACAGATTCTTTTATATTGTTTGGGACATTAGGTCTTGTTGGAAAAGGAGCTAGTAAAGCATTAGAAAATGTTAAGGTTGCAGACAAAAATGTTTTAGAACATTTCCAAGATATGATTTCTGATAAAACTATTTTAGAAGATACAGCAAGTACAAATATAAAACATCCAAGAGCTTATGGTATAAAAGAAGAACCTAGAATAGAAGTTCAGCCAGATAAATTTAAAGATGGAATTGTATTTGAAACTGCAGCAGAACAAAAACTTTTTGATAAAACAAGATATACAGAAATAAAAGAAAAGACAACAACTAAAGAAGTAAAAAATTTATTAGCTAAAAGTTTATTAGATAGATTTCATCCTATTTTAGAAATGCTTAGAAGAGTAGATAAAGAAAAAAATCCAAAAGGAGTTCTTAATATCTATGAAAGATTTAGAACTTTAGTTGGTATGGATTATCGTGCTGGAACTTTTATTGAAATCGCAACAATAGATGGAGGATTAAATAATAAAGGAAAATCTTTTAATCAAATTATGAAACCTATTGCAGAAAGTAAACAATCTTATGCTGAGTTTAATAATTATAAAATAGCAAAGAGAGTTATTGAATTACAAGAAAGAGGAATAGATCATGGATTTGATATTCAAGCAGCAAGAGAGGTTGCTAGTAATAAAAAGTTAATTAAAAAATATGAGAAAACATCAAAAGAATTAGACAACTATCAAAAAGAATTATTAGA